TGAACGGCGGCGACGAGGACAACGCCACCTTCGCGAAGATCGTGAAGAGCGCATCACTGCTAGCGGAGAAGCTCAACTGCTGCGTCGTGCTGATCCATCACACTGGCAAGGACGTCGCGCGTGCGGGGATCATCGACCAGTACTCGGGGCGCGGCGGTTCAGCGGTCAGCGACAACGCCCGCTCCGTCATCCAGCTCATCAACGTGGACGGAGAGACGGCCAAGAAGATCTGGAAGGGAAAGATCTTCGAGGTGCGTGACGACCAGAACGTAGTCGCGGCCGTGCACGTGAAGAGCAACTACGCGATGGCAGCCGAGCCCATCGCATTCGTGCGTGTGTCCGTGCCGCGCACCCACTCGTACTTCCTCAAGGTGCTCGACACATCCAACCTGCCTGACAAACCCACGACTGAAGAGAAGAAGGCTGCGGACTCGAGTGTCATCGTCGAGTGGTTGCGGACACAGACACGGGTCATCACCATCAAGGTTGCGAAGGACTGGCCCGCCGCGGCAAAACCTGTTGGACTGCAAGGATCGCTCAAGGCAGCACTCGACACTGCGGTGCAAGAGGGGAAGATCAGACTGGTCGAGTGCACACTCGGCGGACGGAAGACCCGAGCGTACGTCGTGTCGGAAGATGGGGAATAAGATGGGGAAGTCCCCCATCTCCCCATCTTTTGGATCCCTCCTCTTCCTCCCGACCATCCGCAGGGAAGCGGAGGATGGGAGAGGGGGATGTGCGCAAGGGGTGCGGGGTGTCCCCCCTCTTCTGAAACTCGACTGGACTGTGTGCCGATAACCCATGGGTTTACACGACCCGGTCGTGAGCCTATGATCGTGGTCACTGGCCCTGGGAAAGGGCCTCCTGCAATTTAGAGGCTGAATAGACGATGGCTGGCCGAGGCAGACCAGAGAACCTGACGAACGCGGGGAAGGGCCGTCCGAAGGGCGCCAAGAACAAAGCGACCGTCAGCATGAAGCAGGCATTCGCCGAGGCCTTCGACGAGCTCGGCGGCGCCGAGGCTTTGGCGAAGTGGGCGAAGGAAGATCCGAAGACCTTCTATCAGCTCGCGTCCAAGCTCATCCCCGTCCAGCTGCAGGGCGAGGTGAGCGGCGCACTCGAGATCATCCATCGGAGCGAGTGAGCGATGAGCCCTGACTCCGACGTTGCTGCCTACGCGAGGAGCTTGCCTTGGCGAGCGTAGTCATCAGCCTCAAGGCGCGGAGCTACCAGAAGCCGGTCATCGACTTCTTCCGCCAAGGCGGCAAGCACGCCTACGAGGTGTGGCACCGCCGCGCAGGCAAGGACCGCGTCGCGACGTTCATCGAGTCGGAGCTGGCGATGAAGCGCGTCGGCCTGTACTGGCACTGCCTGCCCGAGTACAAGCATGCGCGCCGCGTGATCTGGGACAACATCACGAAGGACGGGCAGAAGCTGCTTGACCTGAACTTCCCCGCCGCGATGGTCAAGCGCCGCCACGAGCAGGACATGAAGATCGAGCTGGTCAACGGTTCGATCTGGCAACTGGTGGGCTCCGACAACTTCGACGCGCTGGTCGGCGCGAACCCCGTGCATGTGACCTACAGCGAGTTCGCGCTGACGCATCCGAAGTCGCGCGACTTCGTCCGTCCGATCCTGGCGGAGAACGACGGCAGCGAGCTGCTCATCACCACGCCTCGCGGCTACAACCACGCGCACAAGCTGTGGCAGCAGGTGCGGAACGATCCGCGCTGGCACACCTCGATCGTGACGGTCGACGACTCGCACCTGCTCAGCGACGACGTGCTCAACGCGGAGAAGCGCGAGATGCCGGACGAGCTGTTCCGGCAGGAGTACTTCTGCGACTGGTCAGCGGCCAACGTCGGCTCGGTGTTCGGCAAGTACATGGAAGCGGCGGAGAAGGAAGGCCGCATCGTCAGCGCGCTGCGCCCCGATCCGATGGCAGACCTCGTGGTGTCGAGCGACATCGGGTACCGCGACAAGGCCGCGTTCTGGTGGTGGCGTCCGTGCGTCGGCGGCTTCGAGCTAGTGGACTACGACGAGGCGAGCGGCCTGGACGCGGAGGAGTGGTGCGACCGCTTGAAGACGAAGTCGCCGGCCTCGATGCTGCTGCTGCCGCACGACGCACGCGCCAAGTCCTTCCTCTCGCGCCACTCGACGGTCGAGATCTTCCTGGCCAACGCTCGCTCGCACTTCGGCGAGATCCGCGTCAACCCGGTGCGGAAGAAGACGGACAGCATCAACGCAGGGCGCAAGGTGCTTCGCTCCTGCCGCTTCGACGAGAGCACGACGTCAGTCGGCATCGAGGCGCTCCGCTTCTACCACTACAAGTACCTCGACGATCAGAAGATCTTCAGCGCAGAGCCGGAGCATGACTGGTCGTCGCACGCGGCGGACGCGTTCATGGAAGGCGCTGCGATACTGCAGGACTACGTGAAGCCTGCGAAGAAGCCCGACCCCTACGCGCAGGTGACCGCGCCTCTCACCAACACATTCAAGCTCGACGACCTGTGGGATACCTGCGGGCCGACTGCCGGAGGATCGCGCCGTGTCTGACATCAACCCGAAGAAGGACGACAGCCAGTACAACCCGCGGGAGTCTGCGCAGCGGTGGGAGAAGGAGATCGTCGCTGCGAAGAAGGAGCTGACCAAGTTCCACACCGCGTCGAAGCGCATCATCAACAAGTACCTCGACACGCGGGCAGGGACGGGCGGCAGCGGTGACAGCGACAGCGCGTACAAGCTGAACCTCTTCTGGTCCAACGTGCAGGTCATCAAGGCGTCGCTCTACTCGAAGCCGCCGCGCGTGGACGTGAGCAACACGTTCAAGGACAGCGAGGACGACGTCTCGCGGGTGGCAAGCAACATCCTCCAGCGCATGCTGAACCACGCGATGGAGAAGGACCACTCCGACTTCGACGTGGCCGCGCGCCAGGGCATCGGCGACTACATCCTCGTCGGGCTCGGGCAGATCTGGTACCGCTACGAGGTCGAGACCGAGCAGAAGATGACGGAGCCGGTCATCGATCCGCAGACGGGCGTGACGCTCGCAGAGGCGACGCCCTACGAGGTCATCGCGCACGAGGACTGCCTCACCGACTACGTGTTCTGGGAGGACTTCTTCTGGTCGCCTGCCCGCACGTGGGAGGAGGTGCGCTGGGTTGCGCGCCGCGTGTACATGAACCGCGAGCAGCTCATCAAGCGCTTCGGCGAGAAGATCGGAAAGATCGTGCCCATCACCAAGGGCAAGAAGAACGCCGACAGCACGCAGCCGCAGAACGATCCGTGGGAGAAGGCCGGCGTGTTCGAGGTGTGGGACCGCACCACGAAGAAGGTGTACTGGCACGTACTCGGCATGGACGTGGTGCTCGACGAGCAGGACGACCCGCTCAAGATCGAGGGCTTCTTCCCGTGCCCGCAGCCGCTGGTCTCGAACCTCACGACGTCGAACTTCATGCCTCGCGCCGACTTCCAGCTGGCGCAGGACCAGTACGACCAGATCGACGAGCTGACCACGCGCATCACGTACCTGACGCGAGCGGCGAAGGTGGTCGGCGTGTACGACAAGACCGCGACCGGCGTGGCGAGGATCTTCACGGAGGGGATGGAGAACCAGCTCATCCCCGTCGACAATTGGGCGGCGTTCGCGGAGAAGGGCGGCATCAAGGGCGCGATCGACTGGGTGCCCATCGACCAGGTGGCCGCGACGATCGAGCGCCTGACGATGCAGCGCGACGTGCTCAAGCAGAACCTGTTCGAGGTCATCGGCCTGGGCGACATCATGCGAGGCATGACGAACCCGGACGAGACGCTCGGCGCGCAGCAGCTCAAGGCGCAGTTCGGCGGGTCGCGCCTGCAGTCGAAGCAGATGGAGGTCGGGCAGTGGGTCGCGGCGGGTCAGCGCATCCGCGCGCAGATTATCTGCCAGCACTTCCAGCCGCAGACCATCGTCGAGCGCTCGAACATCATGCACTCCGAGGATGCGTCGCTTGCCGAGCAGGCCATCGCGTTCCTCAAGCAGGACGCCACCAAGCGCTACCGCATCACCGTCGAGTCCGAGACCATGGCGATGGTGGACTGGGCGCAGGAGCGCGACAGCCGCAGCCAGTTCATGCAGGCGGTCGGCTCGTTCGTGCAGAGCGTCACGCCTCTCATCCAGGCGCAACCCGAAGCCGCACCCGTCGTGCTGCAGATGATGAAGTGGGGTCTTGGTGGCTTCCGCGTCGGCAAGGAGATCGAGACCGTGCTCGACCAGGCCATCTCGCAGGCGCAGCAGCCGAAGCAACCGCCGCAGCCGTCGCCGAAGGAACAGGCCGAGGTGAAAGAGAAGGAGGCCAGCGCCAAGCGGCAGGACACGCAGGCCGTGAAGAACCTGGCCGACGCGCGCAAGTCAAGCAGCGACGCGCAGCTGACAGAGACCGAGCAGCAGATGATCGCGCCCGTGCAGCCGATGCAACCGGCGCCCGTTCAACAGATGCCTTTGCCGGGGATGTGACATGGGACGACGCAGCTGGGTGTACATCGATGGCGTCGCGTACGAGCGCGGCGTGGACGAGATCCCCGAGAACCCGCTCGAGACAAAGCCTCACAACCGAGTGATCGGCGACTCGCACTACGACGGGCTGCGCGCGACGGACGGCACCGACATCAGCACGCGCGCCAAGCATCGGGCGTACATGAAGGCGCACAACCTCACCACGATCGACGACTTCAACGTCGATGCGATGATGAAGAAGAAGGCCGACTACTTCACGCAAGGCGGCACGGTGAAGCGGCAGGACATCGAGCGGGCGATCTACCAACTGCAGCAGAAGCGGCGATGAACAGCGAACTCGAGATGCTGAAGGGCATGCTGCGCAGCGGGCGCGACCTCGCCGGCACGGTGGGGTCTGCGCTCATCGCAGAACCGATCGCAGGCATCGGCGGGCTGGCCACGCTCGCGCGCACCGGCGGCGACACGGCCAAGGCAGCTGCGCGCATCGAGGCGTTGCGCGATCGCCTGAGCTACACGCCGACGGACGAGGGATCGCAGCGCACGCTCGAGCTGTTCGCTAAGCCGTTTGTCGCGCTCGACGAGCATGTGATCCAGCCGGCGAGTGATGCGGCCTACGAGGTGGGCGGACCGGTCGCAGGCGCGGCGATGAACACGGCGCTGAACATGGTCGACCCGCTGCGGGGCAAGGGCAAGGCGGCGAAGCGCGGCGGCGCAGTCAAGGTGCCGGACAAGCTGATTGTGCAGAAGCCGGAGAACCTGGACTGGGTGAAGGACTCGCCTGCGCCGCCGCTGTCAGAGGGCAAGGGCGGTGCGGTGCGTGTGCCGAAGGTGAAGCCTCGCGCCCAGCACATCGACATCCGCAGCCGCGGCAAGGATCCTGTCGCGACGCTCAAGCAGATCCAGGAGGAAGGCTTCAAGCCCGGCGCGAACGTGCTGCCTGGGTTCGATTGGCAGAACCCGACGGACGTCATCCAGAAGGGGTACACGCCGAACGAGGGCGACCTTGTGTACTTCCCTCCGAAGAAGGCGCTGGTCAACTCGCCGAACGGTCTGCGCATCAAGGAAGGCTGGAAGCCGAAGGAGGGTGAGTTCACCTTCGTGAAGGCGCAGCACCTGGGACGCAACGATCCTCCGCGCCTCATCGATCTGCTGCGTGAAGAGGAAGCAGGCATCGGCAAGAAGGCCGAGGTGCCGGAGTGGGAGCGGAAGGGATTGCCGCCGCCCAAGGGTTGGTACGACGCGAACAAGGATCCGGTCGCGCTCGAGCAACAGGCGAGGATGGACGCGCTGCGCAAGGAGCAGCCGCACCTGTTCGAGGACCAGCCCGCGCCGGTGTTCGACCACGCCGACGACCCGATGTTTGATCGCGACCCGGACGAAGTGCTGAACCCGCAGCAGCGCGCGCCGCTCGACCAGAAGTTCGGCACTGACACCACCGTGGACTGGGGCGGACCGCCAGAAGGCGGGCTCTTCAACTTCAACGACCCGATGCACTTCGACTACGTGGCGGAGTTCGTCGATCCGGACGGCACGATCCCGCAGGCGCAGCTCGACACGGCGGTGCGGCACGAGATGGCGCGCCTCAACGCGACGGCACCGACGGAGATCGGCGGTCTGGGGCTGGGACCGAACAACACGCCGATGGAGCGGGCCAAGGCGCTCGGCTTCGAGGGCGACATGTACCATGGCTCGCTGTTCAGTGACATCGAGGCCTTCGATCCTTCGAAGGACCGCGGCAGCAACTGGGCAGGCTCGGGCACGTACACCACGACGAACCCCGCCGACGCCAGCACCAACTACGCCAACCCGTTCGGCATCGACATCGCCGAGAAGATGCGCGAAGCGAAGATGTACTTCGAGGAGCGCATGGATCCGGAAGCAACCGGCGAGATGGACATGCCTGACGGCATGACGCCTGACGAGTACGGCCAGGTGGCCAACGCGCTCGACGCGCAGTCCAACGCCGGCTACAACCAGCTGGCGAACCGCGACATGTTCGGCGCATCGCCCGAGGCGACGGAGAAGATGGTCAAGGCCATGGGCCTGGGCAACTCGCTGGGCACCGTGTACCCGCTAATGCTGCGCAAGGGCAAGGAGCTCAACGCGGCCCAGGCGGC